CAAGCGTTGCTTTACAGAATAGGCAAATAGTGAAGAATGGATTAAAAAGCCCGGGTAATGAACATATGGGTGCATTTGGATGTGATAGCTATGATATATCAGGAACAACAGACGGGCAAGGTTCAAAAGGGGCTTTGCACGGTTTAACTAAGTTTAGCATGGAAGATGCCCCTGCTAATACATTCTTTTTAGAATATATAGCTAGGCCTCAAACCGCTGAAATGTTTTTTGAAGATGTATTGATGGCATGTGTATTTTACGGAATGCCAATATTAGCTGAGAACAACAAGCCTAGATTATTGTATTATTTTAAAAGAAGAGGATATAGAGGTTATTCAATGAATCGACCTGATAAAGTTTGGAATAAGCTTTCAGTTACAGAAAGAGAAATTGGCGGTATGCCAAACTCAAGTGAAGATATAAAACAAGCACACGCAGCTGCTATTGAAAGTTATATAGACAGACACGTTGGCTTACAGGAAGATGGTAGTTATGGTACTATGTATTTTAATACTACCCTAAATGAATGGTCTAGATTTGATATAAATAAAAGAACAAAGTTTGATGCTGCGATTAGTTCCGGCTTGGCCATAATGGCTTGCAACAGACATTTATATCACCCAAGACCACAAGTAGAGAAAAATAAAATAAATTTAAAAATAGCTAAATACACCAATTCCGGTGGTTTATCAAAACTAATAGAAAAATAAAAATATGGCTGAGTCAGTTGTAACAAGTTATTTTCCGAGTCAAATAGCAAGCGATGCCGAGAAAATGTCAAAAGATTATGGGAACACCATCGGTAGGGCTATTGAAAATGAATGGTTTAGTTCCGATAATGGAAATAGCAGATTCAAAAGTAATCAAGCTACTTTTCATAATCTAAGATTATATGCTCGAGGAGAGCAAGGAATACAAAAATATAAAGATGAACTGTCTATTAATGGCGATTTATCTTATTTGAATTTAGATTGGAAGCCAGTGCCAATTATACCAAAATTTGTTGATATAGTTGTTAATGGTATTTCAGATAGACAATTTGATATAAAAGCATACTCGCAAGATCCATACGGAGTTGAAAAACGAACTAAGTACATGGAAGCTATAATACGTGATATGCAAACAAAAGAACTTAATGAGTTTGCTCAAAAAGAATTTGGTGTAAATTTATTTGAAAGCGATGTAAACGTATTGCCTAAAAATAAAGAAGAGCTAGATTTACACATGCAACTTAGCTACAAGCAACAAGTTGAATTAGCAGAAGAGCAAGCTTTAAATGTTTTATTAGACGGCAATAATTATGATTTGATTAAACGCAGATGTAACTACGATTTAACAACTATAGGTATTGGAGCAGTTAAGAATACATTCAGTAAAGCAGAAGGAGCAACTGTTGAGTACGTTGATCCGGTAAATTTAGTTTGGTCATACACAGATTCACCCTACTTTGAAGATATATATTATGTCGGAGAAGTAAAAGCTGTTCATTTAAACGAGCTTAAAAAAGAATTCCCTTGGCTTACTAATGATGATTTACAAAAAATTGCAGGTCAAAGCACAAGCAATAACGGGTTTTACGATAGGACTCTTAGTAATTCTGATTATGATGATTCAAATACTGTTCAGGTTCTTTACTTTAATTATAAAACGTTCACAAACGAAGTTTACAAAGTTAAAGAAACAGCAACAGGAGCGGCTAAAATAATACCTAAAACTGATGAGTTTAATCCGCCAGAAGAAATGTATGAAGAGTATGGCATATCTAAATTGTCAAAATCTTTAGAGGTTGTTTATGAAGGCGTAAAAGTACTAGGTGGGCAATTGCTTAAATGGGAGTTAGCTAAAAATATGATACGTCCTAAAAGTGATTATACTAAAGTTAAAATGAACTATAGTATTGTAGCTCCAAGAATGTATAGAGGCAGAATTGAATCTATAGTAAGCCGTATAACTGGTTTTGCAGATATGATTCAGCTTACGCATTTAAAGCTACAACAAGTAATGTCGAGAATGGTTCCAGATGGAGTCTATCTTGACGCTGATGGTTTAGCTGAGGTTGACTTAGGTAACGGGACAAACTACAATCCGCAAGAAGCATTGAATATGTTTTTTCAAACGGGATCTGTTATTGGTAGATCATTTACACAAGACGGTGATATGAATCCAGGTAAAGTGCCTATTCAAGAAATTACAACAGGTGCTGGTGGTCAAAAAATGCAAAGCTTAATCGCTAATTATAACTACTATATGCAAATGATCCGTGATGTGACGGGACTTAATGAAGCTAGAGATGGCAGCACCCCGGATTCTAGAGCATTGGTAGGTGTGCAAAAGCTTGCGGCGGCAAATTCAAATGTAGCAACACGACACATATTAGAAGGCAGTTTGTTTTTAACTGCAGATTTATGCGAAGGATTATCATTAAGAATATCTGATATACTAGAATATTCGCCAACAAAAGAAGCGTTTGTACATAAGATAGGTAATCAAAATGTAGCAGTGCTAGAGGAAATGAGCGATTTATATTTATATGACTTTGGTATATTTATTGAGCTTCAACCAGATGAAGAAGAAAGAGCTGTACTAGAAAATAATATACAAGCTGCTGTTCAAAGCGGACTTATTGATTTATCCGACGCTATTGATCTAAGAGAGATTAAAAATATAAAATTAGCTAATCAATTGCTCAAGATACGAAGAAACGAAAAGCAATTGAAAGACCAGCAAATGCAGCAACAAAATATACAGGCTCAAGCAAATGCTAACGCTCAAGCTCAGCAAGTAGCAGCTCAGGCTGAGGTTCAAAAACAACAAGCTTTAATACAACAGAAAATTGCATTAGAACAAGCCAAAGCCCAAATTGATTCTCAAAAGCTGATACAAGAGGCTTCGCTGAAGAAAGAATTAATGTCTTTAGAATTCGAAATGAATATGCGCTTAAAAGGCATTGAGGTTAAAGGCAAGAAAGAAGAATTAGCAGAAAAAGAGGATCGTAAAGACGATCGTACTAAATTACAAGCCACACAGCAAAGTGAATTAATAAATCAAAGACAAAATGATTTGCCGCCTAAAAACTTCGAATCTAGCGGAAACGATATACTTAGCGGCAACTTTAACTTAGGTTCCTTCGAGCCTAGGTAATAATAATAGTAATAATTATATAATATTTTATCATGTCAGAAGAACAAGAAAAAGAAGCACCTGTAGTCGAAGAGACTACTGTGCAAGAAGCAAAACCTATGTCGTTCGAGGACGGCGTTATTAAGGTTGATTTATCAGAATTAAATAAACCAGCAGAAGATGCCATTCCAGAACAAGAAACAGATGCAGGCGATGTTCCTGTCGAACAACCCGAAGACACGCCAAGTAGCGAAGAAGTGGTTGAAGAAGTACGGGAGCCCGTCCAAAATGAGGAAACCCCCGTTCAAGCTGAAGAATCAGTTCTTCAAGAAATAACAGAAGAAGAAGTACAAGAGCAAGCAGAAGAGCTTGAAGAGCAGGTTGAGCAGGCTTTAATAGAGGCTGACGCAGGAGCTGAATTACCTGAGAATATTCAAAAGGTAGTTGAGTTTATGAATGAAACAGGAGGATCTCTTGAGGATTATGTTAAGCTTAACACGGATTATGCTTCATTGAATGAAACACAATTATTAAGAGAATATTACGAAACAACTAGACCTCATTTAGACTCGGAAGAAATTTCTTTCTTAATGGAAGATAATTTTGCTTATGATGAAGAGCTAGATGAAAATCGAGATGTACGTAGAAAAAAGTTAGCTCATAAAGAAGAGTTAGCAAAAGCTAAAAATCACCTAGATGGATTAAAGGCTAAGTATTACGAAGAAATTAAAGCTGGATCAAAATTAAATCCAGAACAACAAAAAGCGGTTGAGTTTTTTAACCGTTATAAAAAAGAAAACGAACAGGCAACTAAAATAGCTGAACAGCAAGTGTCTACATTTAAAAACAAAACAGAAAAGCTTTTTTCTAATGATTTCAAAGGTTTTGATTTCAATGTTGGAGAAAAGAAATTTAGGTTTAAAGTTAATAATGTAGATCAGGTTAAAGACACCCAAAGCGACATCAATAATTTGGTCAAGAAGTTCTTGAACGATAAAAATGAAATGAATGACGCTGCAGGTTATCACAAGTCTTTATTTACAGCTATGAATCCAGATGCAATTGCAAACCACTTTTACGAGCAAGGCAAAGCCGACGCAATGAAAAGCAGTGTTGAAAAAGCCAAGAATATTGATATGAGCCCAAGAGGTGCTCACGAAAAAGTCAGTATGCCAGGCGGTTTTACGGTTAAGTCAATTAAATCTTCTAGTTCGCCTAAATTCGGAATTAAAAGAAAATAAAACAACAACTTAAAACTTAAAAATTATGGCCGCAGCAGGTTCATTTACAGGCAGTGCAGGTGCTTTAGCGCACTTAACACCACGCCCAACACAAACATTATTTAACGATAACTATCTAACTCTAAATGATTTAGATTTTACACAACA